ACAATGACCAATATGCTGGAACTGCTAGACTTATCTATACTCCTGTAACTAACCAAACAGTAAAATTAAGAATCACAGATGCCAGCGGAACTTGTTCAATTTTGGCAATTGCAAGTAAAGCAATAATCACACAAATCAATCCAAGTTTTGCGTTCAGCAATCAGGTTGCTGTAGACGGTAACTTGACAGTGGGTGGCAACTTGGCAGTCACAAGGGCCGTAACGGTATCAGGAGATGTCACGGTCACTGGCAATATTACCAGTCCTAACCTAACCAGCAAGACCACAGGCTCGTGGACAGTGGCCACTGGCACAAACACCTACAGCATCACAGTTCCCGCCGGCGGCACATATCAAATATGGGTTAGAGGCAATATTCCCAACGGTATCATAGCATACGTTGCCACCGTGGTAGTTACCAATACCAATGTGCCGGTTGTGGGTGCTCAGTATGCTTGGGTTTACAGCGGTGGCGGTACGCCCATTGACTTTACCAGCATACCCAATCAGTTTACCGGCACTGGAAACACCATAGTTCGTAGCAGTACGGCTCCCAGTGCAACTACCAATAAATTTGACTTTGGTATCAACAACACCAGCGGGTCTAGTCAAACGGTCTACTGGGGCTATGTCACGCTTGGCTAAGTCTACCATAATCCCCTAGATCGTTTGCAAAAGTATAAATAAAAGTACACATCAACTACAGTTATCGCACCATTCTAGCGCAGACTAAGATAACAATTCTGTAACAATCTCCAAATTGGTCCAAAAATAACCCACCAGGACCAAAATCTCACGGCCGCGATAAATAACAATAACAATGAAATTTTAAAGGATTGTTACCGTGGCCAATATAACAAGAATCAAGAATAATCAGATCACTGACAGTACCATTACCGCTGCCAAGCTGGTAACAGGTACACTTACTGGCGGCGTATTTGCTCCAGATTTAACTCTAAATAGTAACCTTACTGTTACTGGTAACCTAAGCGTTATTGGTAATTCCAGTACTATTAACTCTGTTAGCACATTCGTTAACGATCCACTGGTTGTTTTCAATAACGGATACACTGGTAGTTTAACCAATTATAATATTGGTATCCTTGTTAATCGTAACTACGGATCATTGGCCAACTACGGATCTGTAAACACAGCTTGGGTTTGGGTAGAAAATGATCAGGCCTTTGAAGCTATTGCCACAACCACCACAGGTAATGCTTATATTAATTTGACCAATAGCGGTTGGGCAAACATCAAAGCTGGTAACATTACCAGCACTGGCACAGTAACAGCATCAGCATTTGTTGGTCCTATTAGTGCCGCAAGTGCTAGCTTTACAACCTTACAAGCCACAAACTTTAGCTCTAGTAACGTTTTAATTTCCGGCGGTTACATCAGTTCATTGGCTAACGTAAATGCCACAGCTGGTGCAATTACAACACTAGTAGCAACAAATTTATCCAGTGGCAACGCTGTAATTACAGGCGGCTATGCTCAAGGTCTTGCTAACGTATTTGCCACAACAGCACAATTTACAACATTAAATGCTCCGGCGCTAAACGTCACAGCCGGTAATATTACAACTCTTGTTGCCGCAAACTTCAGCACAGCCAACGCAGTGATTACCGGCGGTAGTCTAAGCGGCATAACAGCCACAGCGGCAACAACAGCAACATTTACAAATCTAAGTTCTGGCAATGCTATCATTACCAATGCAAGCAGTACAAACTTAGTAGCAACTAATTTAAGTAGTGGTAATGCAGTTATTACCGGTGGTTATGCAAGCGGCCTTGCCAACGTAAGTGCCACTGTTGGTAACTTTACAACTGAAAACTCTGCAACAGTTAATACTGCTACACTAAATGCCACAAACGGAAACATTACAAACGGATTTGCACAGACTCTTGTTGTTACTAACCTAAGCTCTGGCAACGCTGTAATTACTGGTGGTTATATCACTGGTGTTGCTAACGTAACAAGTGCAATTGGTAATTTTACAACTGAAAACTCTGCAACAGTTAATACTGCTACACTAAATGCTACAAATGGTAACGTAACCAACTTGTCAAGCACAACAGCAGTAGCTACAAACTTTGGTACAGGCAATGCTGTAATTACTGGTGGCTATGCTCAAGGTCTAGCTAACGTATATTCTACACTGGCTACAGTTACAAACTTGTCAAGTGCTAACGCAATTATCACTAACGGTAGTGCAACTACATTTGTTGCTACCAACTTGTCAAGTGGCAATGCTGTAATCACAGGTGGTTATATCACCGGTGTTGCTAACGTAAGTTCTGCTATTGGTAACTTTACAACTGAGAATAGTGGTACAGTAAACACAGCAACATTAAATGCTACAAATGGTAACATTACTAATGCAAGTGCCACAACATTAGTAGCTACGAACTTTAGTTCTGGTAATGCTGTAATCACTAGTGGTTATGCAAGTGGACTGGCTAACGTATCAGCTACAATCGGTAACTTCACCACAGAAAATTCTGGAACTGTAAACACAGCCACACTAAATGCCACAAACGGTAACGTAACTAACCTAAGCTCTACTACAGCAGTAGCAACTAACTTATCAAGTGCTAACGCTGTAATTACTGGCGGCTATATTTCTGGTGTTGCTAACGTATCAAGTGCAACTGGTAACTTTACAACTGAGAACTCTAGTACTGTAAACACAGCCACACTAAATGCCACAAATGGTAACGTAACTAACCTAAGCTCTATTACAGCAGTAGCAACTAACTTATCAACAGGTAACTTGATTGCTACCAATGCGAGTTCAACTACACTAGTAGCAACTAACTTATCAAGTGGTAATGCTCAGATTACTGGTGGTACACTAAGTGGTCTAACAGCAGTAACGGCCACAACTGGTAACTTTACAACTGAGAACTCTAGTACTGTAAACACAGCAACATTAAATGCCACAAATGGTAACGTAACCAACTTGTCAAGCACAACAGCGGTAGCAACTAACCTAAGTAGTGGTAATGCACAGTTAACAAACCTAAGTGGTACTACAGCAGTTTACACAAACTTTAGCTCTGGTAACATCACTGGTACATTCAATGGTACTATTGCTGGTACAGTAGCAACAGCTAACGTAAGCATTTACGAATCGGTAACAGCCTTAACAACTAACCAAACATTCTACCCAATGTTTAGTAATACCAGCACAACTGGTAATACTATAGCCGGTGTTAACAGTAGTATTACAGTTAACCCAAGTACAGGTACATTGGCCGCAACAGTATTCACAGGCACAACTGTTAATGCTACAACTGTTAATGGTACAACTACAGCGGCAGGCACAGTTAATGCCGCTACTGTAAACGTAACCAACGGTAACGTAACTAACTTATCAAGCACAACAGCAGTAGCAACTAACTTGTCAACTGGTAACTTGATTGCTACTAATGCCAGCTCAACAACTTTAGTAGCCACAAACTTTAGTAGCGGTAATGCTCGTATTAGTGGTGGCTACACTGACAACTTTGCAATTGGTGGTAACACACGTTCAAGCGGTGCATTTACTACCTTAGCTACAAACGGTATTGTTACACACACAGGCAGTACAGATGCAACCAGTACCACTACTGGTCAGCTACAAGTAACAGGTGGTGTTGGTATCACCGGTAACTTATGGGTTGGTGGACAGACTAACATTGCCGGTAACGTTACTATTGCTGGTAATCTAACAGTAAGTGGTAACAGCGTAAGTATTGGCGCTAGTACTTTAAGTATTACTGATCCTATCATTAACTTGAATACAGCATCAGATCTGACACCGTTGACTACAGCAACGTTAAATGACATTGGTATCAAAATGCACTACTACGATACTGTGGATAGTGCGGCATTCTTGGGTCGAGCATACGATACCGGATACCTGGTTTGGGAGGACAAAGGGACTGATACTGCCAACGTGTTTAATGGTACTTCCTATGGTACAATTAAATCTGGTGCTTTGATTCTAGCCAATGCTAGAGTAGTGGGCGGCGGATTGACAGCTAATACTGGTACATTGCAAGTTTCTGGTGACGGATCAGTATCTGGTAACTTGTTTGTTGGTAATGCTATAACAGTATCCAACCTTAGTGTTGGTGGTAGTTATGGTGTAACTGGGCAGTACTTGCAATCAACTGGTACAGGATTACAATGGGTAACAGTTGGATCTGGTACAAACATCGCTAACGGCACAAGTAACGTAACTATTGCCAGCTCTGGTGGTATTGTAACTGTTGGTGTTGCTAATGCAAATACCGCAGCCTTTAGTGCAACTGGTTTACAAATCAATGGTACATTAGGTGTAACTGGTGCTACTACATTAAGTACTGCAACAGCTACAACAATAACAGCTACAACAGTTAACGGCACCACAACTGCCGCAGGTACAGTAAACACAGCCACACTAAATGCCACAAATGGTAACATTACAAACGGATTTGCATCTACATTAGTAGCAACTAACCTAAGTACAGGCAATGCAGTATTAAGCGGTGGATATATTAGCTCAATGGCTAACGTGTTTGCCACAACTGCTCAATTTACTACATTGTATGCTCCAGCATTAAACGCTACAGCAGGTAACGTAACTACATTGGTAGCTACAAACTTTAGTACAGCTAATGCTGTAATTACAGGCGGATATATTTCTGGTGTTGCTAACATATCAAGTGCAATTGGTAACTTTACTACAGAAAATTCTGCAACAGTTAATACTGCCACACTAAATGCTACAAATGGCAACATTACTAATGCAAGTAGCACAACACTAGTAGCAACTAACCTAAGTTCTGGTAATGCTGTAATCACAGGTGCTGGTAGCTATATTGGTACAAGTGGTACACCAATTGCCAACATCTATGCCGGTACTGGTTCGTTTACTACAACAAACCCAACAACAGTTAATGCCGGTACAGTTAATACTACAAACTTAAATGCCACAGCAGGTAACGTAACTACATTAGTAGCTACAAACTTTAGTTCTGGTAATGCTGTAATTAGTGGTGGTTACATTAGTGCAATGGCTAACGTAAATGCCACAGTGGTTAATGGCACAACAACCAATGCTGGTACTGTAAATACTGCTACACTAAATGCTACAAATGGTAACGTAACCAACTTGTCAAGTACTACAGCAGTGGCAACTAACTTGAGTTCTGGTAATGCTGTAATTAGCGGCGGTTACATTAGTGCAATGGCTAACGTAAATGCTACAATAGTTAACGGCACAACAACTAACGCTGGTACCGTTAATACTGCTACACTAAATGCTACTAACGGTAACATTACAAATGCCAACCATACAACTCTAGTTACAACTAACTTGTCAACAGGTAACGCTGTAATCACTGGCGGTTATGCACAGGGCCTAGCTAACGTATACAGTACGTTGGCAACTGTAACTAACTTCTCAACTGGTAATGGTATTATTACAAATGGTAGCGCAACTACATTTGTTGCAACCAACTTGTCAAGTGGTAATGCTGTAATCAGCGGCGCTGGTAGCTATATTGGTACAAGTGGTACACCAATTGCCAACATCTATGCTGGTACTGGTACATTTACAACAACTACTGCCACAACAGACAACTCAACAACTGTTAACGCAGGTACTGTAAACACAGCAACATTAAATGCTACTAACGGTAACATTACTAATGCTAACCATACAACTCTAGTTACAACTAACTTATCAACTGGTAATGCTGTAATCACAGGCGGCTACGCACAAAACTTAGCCAACGTATTTGCTACAACTGCTCAGTTTACAACATTGTATGCACCTACACTAAACAGCACAAATGGTAACGTAACTAACTTGTCAAGTACAACGGCAGTAGCAACTAACTTGTCAACAGGTAACGCTGTAATTAGTGGTGGATATATCAGCGCAATAGCCAACGTAAATGCTACTATTGTCAACGGCACAACTACAAACGCTGGCACAGTTAACACTACTAACTTAAATGCCACAGCAGGTAATGTAACTACATTAGTAGCAACAAACTTTAGTTCTGGTAACGCAGTAATTACAGGCGGTGGTATTAGTGGCGGCACAGGTAGCTTTACCTACCTAACAGCCACAACTGGTCTAAGCACAGCTAATGCTGTGATTACCGGCGGTAGCTTTAGTGGTATAACTGCCACAGCGGCAACAACAGCGGCATTTACAAATCTAAGTTCTGGTAATGCTCGTATTACAGGTGGATACATTACAACAGCTAATGTAACAACAACTGGATCAATGATTGCTGGTGGCAACATTGTTGCTGGGTCTGGTACCGCAAGTACAAGTACAACAACGGGTGCATTGGTTGTTGTTGGTGGACAAGGTATCAGCGGTAATATTAATGCAGGACAAGCCGCGGTATTCAACACTACACAAACTGCTGGTATGGACTTCCAAATTCGTGGTAAGACTGACAGCACATTGGTTTGGGCTCGTCCAGGATCTACATACGATTCAGTAGTAATTGGTGGATCAGCCACAACAAGTACATTGGTAAACGGTGCTAAGTTAGTTGTTAATAGTACCGATTCTATTATGTTACCGGTTGGTTCAACAGCACAACGTCCAGGTGCCGCAGGCCACACTGATACCACTGGTATGTTCCGTTACTCAACTACATTGGGCTCAGTTGAGTGGTACACTGGATCAACATGGCAAGGTGCTACAACATCATTTACTATTATAACAGACGAACAGTTTAGTGGTGATGGTAGTGAAGTTAACTTTACACTAGGCGGAGCAATTACAACTGCCGGAACCATTGTAAGTATTAACGGTGTAATACAAATTCCAACTCTGGCATACAGTATTACCGGTGTTGGTAATAACATATTAACATTCACAGAAGCTCCGGCAGTGGGCGATATAATTGATGTACGTAGATTAACCACAACACAAACAGTTAACGGTCTATTCAGTACAACTGGCTTCACCAGCGTGGACGTAAGTGGTGATAACACAGGTATTGTGTTCAAGACTGGTACTGCCAGCGCAGCCAACGTGGCAATTATTACACCAACTGGCGCATTTGTTAATACCAATGCCAACGTAAGTGTATCAAGTGCTAATACACCAACTACAATTGACACAATGGACAATACCAAGTATCGTTCAGCCAAATATGTAGTACAAATTACAAATGGTGCTAGCTATCAAGTTAGCGAAGCATTGGTAATCACAAACGGCACAACTTCAACTGTTGCTGAATACGGTACTGTACGTACAGGTGCCAACTTGGGGGTATTGAGTGCAACAGTAAGTGGTAGTGATACACTGATACAGTTTATTGCGGCCAACGCAACAAACTCAGTACGTGTACAGAAGAACTACAACTTGATTTAAAGAAATATTACAAGGGTAGAGGGCTACCCTTGTAAACAAGCTATTTTGGGGAATATGGAACCATGGCAAACAGTAATTTCGTAGTACAAAACGGCCTGCAAGTAGGCGGCCTAACAATTTTTGCTGCCAACAGCGACATCACAACATCAGGTAATATTAGTGTGACTGGCGGTGGCTCATTTGGTGGACTAAGTAGTAATCAAATCTATCAAGGTACAGGATCAAATGTCAATGTGGCCAGTACAGCAGTCACCGTCGGCATTGCCGGTGCAGGTAACGTAGCAACATTTAACAGCACCGGGCTAACAGTTTCAAACTTAACAGTAACTGGCACAGAAACTGTTAACAACACAGAATACAGCGTAACTCAAATTGCCACAACAGTTAATGCGGTAACTATTGGTAACGCTGGTGCTGCAATAGTTGGCACAACATCTACTATTAGTGGCGCCTCAAGCGCAGGCACTTTGGTAGCAACTAACCTTAGTTCTAGCAATGTATCAATTAGCGGTGGTACTTTAACTGGAATTACCACACTTACTGCTACAACAACAAACCCAACAACAGTTAATTCTGGTACTGTAAACACAGCAACATTAAATGCTACTAACGGTAACATTACCAATGCCAACCACACCACAATGGTTAGCACAAACTTTAGTTCTGGCAATATTCAAGCAACAAGTAACATTACCTTAACTGGTAGCATTATTCCAAGCAGTAACGTAAGCAGTAACTTGGGCAACAGCACAAACTGGTTTAACACATTCTTTGGTGTTGCGACTCAAGCCAAATACGCTGACTTGGCAGAAAACTATCAAGCAGACAAACCGTACAATCCGGGTACAGTACTACAATTTGGTGGCACAGCCGAAGTTACAGTAGCAGAAGCAAATACACCACGTGTGGCAGGGGTAGTTTCTACTAATCCAGCACATTTGATGAATGGTGCATTGGCCGGTAATGGAGTAGTGGCACTAGCTCTAACAGGGCGTGTACCGTGTAATGTTATTGGTCCTGTTGCCAAAGGCGACATGCTAGTTTCAGCAGGATTTGGATTTGCTCGAGCAGACGCCAGTCCAGCAATGGGTACAGTAATTGGTAAAGCACTAGAAGATTTCTCAATTAATGCTAAAGGTGTTATTGAAGTAGTGGTTGGTCGTTTATAAACAACTATTTGTGTTGAGAAGCAAGGACCTACGGGTCCTTTCTTTTTGGATAAATATACAATAAAACGGAATTGAGCATGGCATTAACAAAACCTAAACTTTATCAATTTGACACAAGTAACACCACTTTTGCTGATCCAATCACGGTACTGCACCAAGGTGCGACTAGTGCTAACGTAGACGTAGGTTTTCTATTTAATCGCGCCAATGGACTAGTAAGTAACGTGGCCCTGTATTGGTCAGAAGTTTCGCAAAGTTTTGTACTTGCTTTTACAGCCAACACCGGTGTCACAAATACAAACGTAACAGCAACAAGTTACGCTAATATAACTACTGGTAATATTTTGGCTAGCGGATTTTATTTTGCCAACGGCTCCCCATTTACATCAAGCACATATAGTAATACAACTGTAGCAGCCTACTTGCCTACAAATAGTACTATATACAGCATACAGGCCAATGTTGGCGCCTATCAAACCTACGCTAATACAAGTATACAAACTCTAAGTGCCAACATTGGCACATTGGTAGCAGGAGCTCCCGGGGCACTTGATACATTATTTGAAATTGATGCCGCACTGAGCAACAATGCCAGTTTCAGTTCTGTGATGGTAACTTGGCTAGGCAACATAACTACCAATGTAACTACAGCTAATACAAATATTCAAAGCATTAATTCTAACCTAGGTGCATATCAAACCTACGGTAATACTAATTTACAAACTATTAATGCCAACGTTGGTGCTTATCAAGTATTTGGTAACGCAAGTTTAACCAGTGCTAATACTTCAATACAGACTACTAGTGCTAATCTTGGCGCATATCAAACTTATGCCAACACAAGTACTCAAACAATCAATGCAAACTTAGGTGCTTATCAAACTTACGCCAACGGAGTAATGGCCACATTTGGTCCTAACGTTGGTACACTATACCTAGATAACATTTCAACTCAAGCCAACTTGGGGGCATTTCAAACATACGCCAACACCAAGATAGGCACAAACACAAACAGTAATTTAGTAGCAGTAGCAACAACTATATCAACAAGTACCACAACTGGTGCATTAGTAGTCAAAGGCGGCGCAGGTATTGCCGGAGAATTGTATGTTGGTGGTATTGGTAATTTTACTGGAAATCTAATAACAGGGCATATACTACCAAGTGCAAACGTAACATATGACATAGGTAGTCCAACACTAAGATTTAGAACATTATATATCAGTGGCACCACAATTGACATGGGTGGTGCACAAATCACAACAGATTCTGCGTCGGGTGGATTTGCTTTCGTGCCAAAACCAACTACAGCTAATCCAAACCCATTGGGTACAGTTTTTAGCCCAACTGGTGCTATCACCACTATAAACACAACTGGTGGTATAATTGCTGCCGGAGCTATTAATACATCAATTAACAATAATCAAGGTACAGCTAATTTTGGTAATGCAAGAGTTAATTCAGAGACATTAAGTACTAGTACCACAACTGGCGCACTACAAGTTGCCGGTGGGGCGGGTATTGCAGGTAACGCTTTTGTTGGCAACCTAACAGCAACAGGTTTTTACTTTGCCAATGGCGCACCATTTACTTCGAGTACATATGGTAATACAACTGTAGCGGCATACTTGCCTACAGACAGTACAATATATGGCATACAAGCAAACATTGGTGGTAGTCAGACTTACGCTAATACACAAGTACAAACTATTAATGCTAACTTGGGTGCTTATCAGACATACGCCAACACTAGTAGCCAAACAATCAATGCCAACATAGGCGCCTACCAAAGTTTTGCTAACACTAGAATACAAACAATAGATGCCAATTTAGGCACAGCTACTACTAACATTACTAATTTACAAAGTAATGCAGGTACACAACAAACTCAAATTAACAGTCTTGCGACTAATGCCAATGCTAACACCGCCGCATACTTGCCTACATATACTGGCAGCTTAGGGTCAATAACAACACTAACTACCTCCGGTGTTGCTACAATAGGCGGAAACTTAAACGTCTCTGGTAACTTAAACGTAACTGGCACACAAACAACATTTAACACAAACAATGTTATAGTTGATGATTCGTTATTGTATATAGCCAATAATAATTCTGGTGACGTTGTTGATATTGGTATTGTAGGGCATTTTATAAACCCTGGATATCAGCATACTGGTTTAGTTCGCGATGCCAGCGACGGCGTGTGGAAATTATTTGCTAACGTAACAGCCGAGCCTGGCACAACTGTTGATTTTACTAACGCAGTATACAGTGGATTACAAGCTGGCACATTAACCTTAACCAACACTGGCGATATAAGTGCTAATATTGGATCATTGTTATCTAATGCTGGTACACAAGCAACATCAATTAACAGTATCAACGCCAATATTGGTGGTAGTCAAACTTACGCCAATACACAAGTACAAACAATCAATGCCAACTTAGGTGCATATCAAAGTTTTGCTAATACCAGTGTTCAAAATATCAGTGCCAATTTAGGTGCATTTGAAACTTATGCTAATGCTAGTATTCAGACTGTTAATGCCAACTTAGGATCGTATCAGTCTTTTGGCAATGCCAGCATACAAACTATCAATGCCAACTTAGGTGCATATGAAGCCTATGCTAATACAAGAATACAGTCAATTGATGCCAACATTGGTGGCAGTCAAACATACGCTAATACTAGTATTCAAACAATCAATGCTAACTTAGGTGCGTATCAAACTTATGCTAACAGCAACGCAGCCGCACAAGCAACATCAATTATTAGCTTGTATACAAATGCCAATGCCAACACAGCCGCTTACTTAACAACAGCCACAGGTAATATTGCAGCCAGCAACGTATTATCAAACAACTATTTGTTTGCTAACGGTGTTAATATTTTAACCACAACTGGATCTGGTGGTAGCAGTGGTATTGGTAACGTTAATCAAACCTTATATGCAGGTAATGTAACCAGCACAAGTACTACAGCGGCTAAACTGGTTGACTCTGTGTCAACCACAGGTAACACATTGGTTCGTTGGACTACAACAAGTACAGACGTTACTAACAGCCGTTTTAGAGTAAGCACACTTGATGTCCTAAGCGACGGCACTAGCGTTTACTACACAGAATACGGCACTATTAAGAGTAACCAAAGTTATAACGTAGCAAACTTCACTAGTAACATTTATGCTGGTACTATTGCGCTATGGGCAACCACACCAGACAGTATTAATACAACTGTGGTATACCAACGTGTAATTTTAGGCTCAACAACACCACAAGGGTACTTGAACACTGGACAAACTGGTGCAACTGGACAAACTGGTGCAACTGGTTCAATATCTAATACCAGTGGAAACATTGTAACTACCAGCGCCAACACAGCCACAGGTGCAAGTAACAGTACAGGTGCGCTACAAGTTGGCGGCGGCGCAGGTGTTGCTGGCGCACTATACGTTGGCGGAATAGCCAGCATCGCTGGTAATACCACTGTGGCTAATATTACAGCAACAGGTTTTTACTTTGCTAACGGTGCGCCATTTACTTCAAGTAGTTACGGTAATACCACAGTAGGTCAATACCTTCCAACAGACAGTACAGTATACGGAATACAGGCTAACATTGGCGCTTATCAAACTTATGCAAATACTGCCAGTCAAACAATTAATGCCAATATTGGTGCTTATCAAACTTATGCAAATACTGCCAGTCAAACAATTAATGCCAATATTGGTGCTTACTATGCATTTGGTAATGCCAATGCGGTGAGCCAAGCAACTAGCATTAACACCATCAACGCCAACATTGGTGCTTATCAAACTTATGCAAATACTAAAATTGGTACAAACACAAACAGTAATTTAGTGGTAGTAGCAACAACTACTAGTACCAGTACCACAACTGGCGCACTAGTAGTGGCTGGCGGTGTTGGTGTTGCTGGTAACGTAACAGCGGCCAACGTGGTTATTACCACAGGCATAATATATGCAAACGGCGCGGCGTATAGTTCGGGCTCGGGTGCAGGAACAGCAGTTGGTAACAGCAGTATTATTACCAACAATCAAACAATTAGTGCCAACGCCACATTAAATTATGGTACAAACGGATTTAGCGTTGGCCCAGTTAACACAGCTAACGGTGTAACAGTAACAGTAACAAACGGTCAACGATGGGTAATTATCTAACATGAGTACAATATTTGCAGGTAACACTACCACAACAAGTCTAGTTCAAACCGGCGACATCTCTGGCAACTTGGTCCTAAGTTCAATTGGTAACATTGTACTGAGTCCTGGCACAGGATATGGAGTAGTATGGGCTAACAATGCGGCATTTAGCTCTGGTGGCAGTGGTGGCCTAACAATGGCCGCTGTGCAGACCGCTAACATCACAGCAGTGGCTAGCACTATCTATCCAGTTGATACTACCAGTGCTAACATTACAGCAACATTACCAGCAAGTCCTGCCGCAGGCGCCCAAATACAATTTGTTGACTATGCTGGAACATTTGGTACGTATAGTTTAAAAATTTATCCAGCCGGATTAAAAATACAAGGTAATACTAGTAATGTAACTTTAAGCACAAATAGATCATCTGCTGCCTTGATGTATATAGATGCAACACAAGGCTGGGTAGCATACAATGGTTTTACTAATAGTCCAGTTGGTACTTATTCAGCACAGGCTTTAATTGTTGCTGGCGGTGGTGGAACTAATAGTGCTATTTCTGGGGGCGGTGGAGCCGGTGGATTAATTTATGTGTCGTCAACTACACTAACGCCAGGAACTGCATATAGCATAGTAGTAGGTAGTGGTGGTGCCGCAAGCGCAAGTGGCAGTAACTCAAGCGGACTTGGACAAACAGCTCTTGGTGGCGG